TTGTGTCTCGCTCATTTTCTTTCTGACCTTTGCGGTTGCTCAACATGCGGGCAAACGCGATAATCAAGTTTAAATTTACGCGATAATCTCCGGACGTTTGAGTTGACAGAGTCAACACTATCGTTTGACCTAGTCAACATAACACGAGGCTAGCGGAGGCCAAAATGTCGCTGCCATACCTCGCCACTTCCATACCGCTTGGGCGTCAGTAGGTTTGTCCTCATCGTTGACGCCCGTGTCTGGATAAGCCAACGGCAGGCCGTCGTCTGAGTTTAGCATGTTGGTTTAGTTTGTCCACTCAGCAAGGTCTATTGAGTAATTGACCGCGTTGTGGCTCGCTGCATCGTAGCGAATGCCGCCAGTAAACTGCACCTTTAGATCCTTAGGAGGGCTGGTTGTGAAGTCGCGATAGATGAATGGCGTCTGCGGGTAATGAGTCGCCCAGAAGGCGATTGCAGCGTCCGCTTCTGCATTTAGCCGAGCGGAGAAGTCTGCGGTGATCCCGATTGCTGGCGATGATTTCGAGCGGGCTATTCGTTGGCCGCCGGCCGTAATCGACGACAGTACTGTGCGGTCAATTGTTGTGCGTTGTGGCCAATCTGGCTGAAACGGAAAGACGTCGAGACCCGACGCAGTCCGAGTCCACAGGCGGTACTTCGATGCAAGGTATTCGTAAATCTGCCGCCGCTCTTCCTCGGAAAGAACGCGATTATAAACCAGCGATTCGAAATACCAGCCTCGCCAGCGGCGATCAGTAAATGTCTTTTGCTGGCCTATTTGAAAGCCGCTCATCACGAGCCCGGCGGGATTTGAGTATTCCATCACCGAGTGCTGGCCACTCATAGGTGCAAGAGCCGCAGATGGAGCATAAGGCACGTCAGCGAGACGGTAGTCGTACGATCCATAGGTTGATGAGAAATCGAACCATTGTGTGAGTCCACTGAAGCCCACCAAAATATCAACCGTTGAAATGCCGCCGATTAGGCCCGCAAATGTCGCGAAGGCCGAGAGTTCATACGAGCCGACGATAAATACGTGCTTGACATTTAGCGATCCGACGTACTTTAGCGGCTCGTGGGTTGAGCCGTTGAAGTAGATCGCCGGATAACTGTTCAATTGATTCACCTGTAGCGAGGGCGGATTCGCGGAGCCAGCATCGAGCGTCCGGCCATTTCCCGAAAGATCCGGAACGATCTGCCCTGACGTAGCCTGATCGGCTGCGTTCCATGCTTGCAGGCCGAGCCGCGGCACCCATCCATTTTGTGTCCAATCAGTCATCACAATCAGTACGAATCGGAAATTGAATGTAAGGTCCAGTCAGTCAGTGTGAAGAGCCGCTCGTCGGGCGTCTCCTCCGCAGAGCGGTCATTAGCCTCAACGACAAGCATCTTTCGCGGCGTATCCAAAATCGGCAGCTCGAGATGTACCGCGTCGCCGGGCAGCACCTCAAACGAATTTGCGGCGGCAGATAATTCAACCGCGGTCGCCGTATCCGCTTGCATTTTTTTTACCGCATCGAGCACTCGATACGCCTGATGCGTCGTCATATTGTACAGCTCGATCGGCTCGCCGTCGATCCGCCGGCCGGCCTTTGCGATAAGCGTTTCGTCCTCGATCTTCAGTATGTCGATCGGTCTTTCGATATACTGACTTTCCACGTCCCGGTAGCTGGCAGTCCACACATTGCGGGTCTGCGTCACATCCCTCCTCGTGACTCTAAACGAGCCGTCAAGGATAACCGCCGAATCAAAGTTAAACGAGGTCTGTGTGATCTGCTCGAAGGAAAAGAAACGCAGTTTACCGCCTCGTTCCTGAACCGTCGATTTGCAAAGCGAAAGTATCGTCCGCACGGCGTCGTCGAGCCGCGTCGGGGATGGAAATGCCGGATGTGTTTCGAAACGCTGCTTCTGCACCGTCAGCGGGTAAAGTCGGCGATGGCTGACGACTTCACGAGCCTGCGAGGTCGATTGCCATTCGAGCCGGAGCTCTGCGGTTCCGGTCGTGTGCTGCCACTCAACCTTGATGTCATAGAGCTGATCCGCTGTCAGAGCGATTGTAGCAGAGTGCGTTCCGCTCGATGTCCATTGATCGATAAGCGGCGTCGATAAGTTATTAACCCAGAGCCGGGCACCGTGCGTGTGGGTTAAGTAAAACGTGTATGTCTCTGTGTACAGCGGCTTGATCTTGCCGCGGAATCTGGCCGAAAAATTATCTGCGTTAACGCCGATTCCGGGGCTGCCATTCGATGATGCAAACTCGACATACGGGTCGATTCGCGACGTGACCAAGGTGTCGAAAGACGTGCCATTATAATAGTCGGCTCTCAGGCCGATGCCGGCGAGCCCGGGCAATGCTGTATAGTCATGATCGATCAGCTCGTCGCAATAATCACGCCAGTCTACCCATGCTGGCCAATCGATGCGAGATGACGGAATCCGTCCGATTCGCAACAACAGGTCAGCTACCTGCAGTGCGGGATTTGTTGAGTATGCAGGCGACCCAACCGCTGAACCAGAAGCATTGTAGTTCTGACACTTCGTTGTTCGAAAGCGGCCGGCAAGACCATTTGGCGGGTTATTCTTTGTGTCCGCATTACCAACGCCGGTTGGTAATGTCGCTCGAATCCAAGCAACTCCGCTGTGAGGTGTATCGGTATCAAAAACGCTGTCGCGGCCTTGCGTAGTATCGGACATTCCCGGCGACTGAATGCCCGGATAAAATTTGTAGTTTGCTGGTGTAATTTCGAGGCCGTTAAACCACAGTCCCTCGCAGCCGTCCCACGGCCCGCGTCCAAGCAATTGCTGTATAGTAATTTGATGGTTTGGCGAGCTCCCAGTTACGAGCGACTTGCACAAATGGCCGCTCACGATGTGCAGGCCATACGCCACCGTCAGGTACTTCGATGCTCCAGCTCCGCCTTTTAAATGATTGACTAACATCAAACCTCAGGGCCGCCAACCGGCTTGCTATTGTGTGCGAGGATCATCGCACCTGCGTCGTGGCCGGCCGCGTATATGTGTCCCGGTGAAAGAGTCAACTTCACGACTCGACCAAATTTCCCAGTGTTGCGAACCTGCCTCAACGGCTCGATCCATAGGCCCGTGCCTGTAAAAACCATAACGCGGTTACCTCGTTCAAGAGCCGAAATAGCCCGCCCCTTTTTATCGGTCATACCGCCGATTAGAGGGTGGCTACCACTCGCAAAAATTAGTCCGCGGCGATAGGTTTCCGCAGCCCAGATCTCGCATTCATGGATGCTGACTTCTTCAACGCGATTGACGCGGTCAGTTCTCGGGTCGACGAGCAAATCGCCTCGTTGCACGGCTCCGGCTCGCCGCGTTGCAATTCGTTCGCCCTCCATCACTAAAACCCACTGATCTTCGCGAGGGCATGATGGCAATCCGCCGCCACCGCCGCCCGGAAAATCCTGGCCGCCAGTCGGTGGATCTGGCACCTGCGGATCTGGAAACTCCATTCCGCCAAACCGATGTTCGTTCGCCCTGCCGAGACAGCCGCCGAGGGAAAGCCTGCGGAGATTGCATGACGTTTCCGACCCGGAGTATCCGCAGGTATCGGACTGCTTGAAAACGAACTGACAATGGTCTGACAGGCTCCACGCAGACACAACGTAACCTGCGGCGGTAAGGTCGCTTACCACCTCAATTCGGACGCTGCCCTCATCGAACTCGACTGCGTTGGCAACGCCCGTAAACAACGGCTCCCACAGAATTGTGCCGCCTGCGATATCCTGAAAGGCCCGGCCGATCACGGCAGGAACGTTGCTCAATTCATCGGCGACAGCCATCTCCCCAAACTGTTTGTCAACATTCTGAATCCGCACATTAACCAGATTGGTACCGACACCGATTGTTTGTTTGATTTCATCGGCTGCGATCAGGTGTGGGAGATAGTTTTTTCCGGCCGCCGTAAACTGCGACGTTGACAGATAAATCGGGCTATCATTTGGTGGAAAAAGATCAAGCGTAGTCTGTGTCCAAATCACAGGCTTCGAAAGTAGCGATGCGAGTTGTGTCGAAATCTGCCGCGGCATCCTACGCTCCTCTCCTCCGCTGTCGTAATCTGTCGTTTGCCGCCAGATCCTCGATCGTTATCTGTAGCTGGCGGGCAACCTCTGGCGAGTTTTTTAGCGACGTTCTGACGAGCCCGTCTGCGTCGATTGAGTGCTCGAAGACAAGCGTTATATTCATTGGCGAATCATTCGCCTGCACAACTCCGCCCGAAGCATATCCCGGTATGCCCGCGGCAGCGAATACATCCCCGCCTGCCGCCGCTCGCACACGAGCCTGCTGCATCGGGTTGAGCACCATCTCACCGGGTGCGAGCATCGCCGGCATTGAATCGCGGCCGGTCCAGACACCCGGCAGCAATCCATTCCATCGTCGAAATGCGGTTGCGAACTGTCGTGAGATAAAGATTCCTCCGGCAAACTCCGGAAGGATTCGACGCGAACGCTCTGCCGCGGCACGCGATACTTCTGCTGCCGCTCGGATCTCTGCAATCAGAGCGTCTGCCTCTGCGAGCTTCGCACTTATCAACTGCTGAGCCTGACGGCTGTACTTTTTGCTCTCGAACTGGAGGCCGAAGCCGCTGGCGATCTGTTGCCGGAGTTCGACCGCTTTCGCAATTGCCTGATCGGGATCAACCTGCAGCGAGCGGACGTCTCGCAGAAGGTCTCGCAGTTGTTGCATCGCGTCAACAAAGCCGCGTTGCAATGCGGGCAGTTTTTCATTTTTATCGCGTTTCCGTTTGGGATCACCAAACAGGCCGCCAAACAGCGAGAGTAGGAGCCCGGCACCTGCACCAATTGCCGCACCGATAGGGCCGCCAATAGCACCGATCTTCGTGCCTAGCATCAAGCCCGTAAGAGCACCGCCGGCGACATTTGAAATCAGGCCGCCAAGACGGCCGCCTATAGCGTTACCGGCAAGTACTCCGATGCTCCCGATTCCGGCGAGCGTGCCGGACAGACCAGTCGTCGGCAATCGAAGGCCGCCTGTGGTAGAGCCGCTTATTCCGCCAGTTCCGCCGACGCCCGGGATAGAGCCGCCAATGCCCGGGATAGAATCACCATTGAACGTAGGCGTTGACCCGGAGGGATTTTGAATTTTCAAAAAGAACTTCAGCCAATCCGTCGCCATTGTCGCCAGTGCCTGACGCCAGTTGCGAGCGATCGATTGAAAAACGTTTCTTAACCCTGAGCCGCCCCTCGCCATAGTGTCAACGAGCTGGCCGACAAAGTCCTTGAACGACCCGTTAAAAAACAGTCCTTCGATTGTATTGCCGAGCTCGCTAGACACGCTCGTTACCGCGTCGATGACCTCTGTTTTTCCGGCCTCAATTCCCTCTGCAAGACCGTGAGAGAAAAACTGTCCGAGTTCGTGAGCCACACGCGACGGCGATTGAATTTGCAGAACGCTCTTTGCTGCGGTCACGGCTGCATTTGCAGCATCGCGGGCTGCATCCCTGATAAATGCGATACCTGCTTTAATACCACGAACCATCCCGTCAATGATCGCTTTTCCGAGGCTGACGGTTGCGTTGTTTATCCACTCGCCCAACGCTAACAGCCCTTGGACGATCCCAATAATCGCCTTTGTGAACAGCACGGCCGATCCTGCGATGACCTTGATGGCGTTATCGACGGCATTTGAAACGATTTGCTTAAACGCATCCCACGCCTTTGCCCAATCGCCGTTGATAACTGCCGCCATCAATCTAATGACCTGCAATATGCTGTCCAGCGAATTTTTGATGATCCCGCTGACCAGCGACCAGACGAATCGGGTTACTTCGAGGATTGAGTCGCCGTTTTCTTTCCACCACTGACTCAGACTTCCGAGAAACCCTTGAACCACCTCGCTTATTGTCGCTATCGCACGTTTGATATCCTCGCCATTTTGCTCCCAGAATGTCCGCACCTGCTGCATCAAATCATTCGTCAGAGCGATTACGCGTTGTTTGAATCCCTCCCACAATGCAAGCAATTCTGCGACGACCGCATTTGTGAAATCGCGGATGCCGCCGAAGTTTGTATACCACGCCGCCGCCAACAGACCGAGAGATGCAATCAGCGGCGAGATCTGCACCGCCAAGCCCGTGATCGCCAGAGCCACGGTGCCGATTACGGGAGCCGCGGTTACGAGCGAACCGATCGCGGAAGCGATTGAGCCGAGCACAAGCAATGCCGGCCCCGCGGCAGCCGCTAGGCCAGCAAACGCCACAACAACTATTTGAACCGGAGCGGGCAAACTGTTGAATGCGTTGGATAGCGTTTGAATCAGGGGGACGATTGCATTAACTGCCGGTACGATCGCGTCCAGCAATAACTGCCCGAGCGGCACAAGAGCTTCCTTGACCTTTTCCCAAGATTTGCTAAGACGGATCGATGCGGACTCGGCTAGCGTCGCCATTCGCGGATCTTTTTCGATCGCGTCTGAAATTCCGGTTAGCCACTGATCGATCGTCAATTTGCCCGCATCACGCATAGCCTTTAACGCCTGCGGATCATCAGTTCCGAAGGCCGCTTGCAGGAGTTGCCTGAAAATCGGAACACGGCCGAGTGCCTCTTTCAGATCCTGCATCTCAAAGCCCTGCGTAAAAAGTTGGATGAGGTTGCGTTGGAATCCGGCGAGGTCCTCGATGTTGAAGGCCGCGTTTAGTCGGCCAAGGCTCGCGATCAGGCGATTGATTGTTTCATCGGCTATGCCGCCGATTCCCTTTAGTTGGGCGAATGCGTCATACGCCGCTGCTCGGGTCACACCAATCGATCGGTCGGCGAGAGACTGTAGCTCACGCATTTTATCCGCGGCCGCAGCGGAGCCGCCAACTAGAGCCGCGATTTTGACCTTCACCGAATCGATGTCGAGAGCGGCCTTGACTGCAAGCGTCCCGAGTCCGACAAGCGGGGCAGTGATCGCCAACGACATCGAACGGCCGGCAGCACTCATCTGCTCGCCGATCTCCTTTATTTGCTTGCCGACGTCGCCCAGTCGTTTTCGGAGAGTTGAGAAATCGGGGAGCAGCGATGTGCGGAGTTTCTGATTCGCCTGACCGGCACGTCTCTCGATGCCATCGATTTCACGGCGGATTTCCGCACTGCCACGGCGTGCGTCGCTGGCATCAAACTCGACCTTTACCCGTAAATCCGCCATTGCGTGCTTTCTTGCGTTCGCGGGCGGCCCGATCTGATTCTGCTCGTCCGCGGCCGCGTTCCAGTCCTGCGAGCGAGGCCCATTCGACTGGCATCAAACTGTCTGGATAAATGAATTTCGCACCCGACTTTGTGAGCTCATCGAGCTCGCTGGCGAGCGAAATGAAGTCTCGCAGATCCGCCGGTGCATTATCCGGCTTTGTGGCAAATAACCTGCATCCCCGACATATCGCTTCCGGATCGCCAGTGTACTTGTTCAACGGCCAGCCGCTTCGGCTGCTGCAGTCGATTTCACCCGGGCAGCTCTCGCCGTTAAGTTCGTCTATCGCGGCCGCGAGTTTGTGCCACCACGCGGCGAGAGCGTCAGTCAGTCCTGCAGTGCGGCTAGAACGAAGTTGGCGAATGCAGTAACTGCCGAGCGTTTTATCAGTGGGTCAACCATCGCCAGAAATTCGCCTCGGTCGTCGTCGCTAAACGCCCGGCCGTCAATTGTTACGTTCGTCACGCGTACAAGCCACAAGTCATAAAACTCAACCGCGGGCCGTAATGTTGATTTCATTACAAACACTTGTTTCCCACGGCGGCCCGGGCGGATGGATCCCGATTGCATCCTCCGGCGGTAGTTCCGGATTTCGTTTTCGCTCGGCTGTCGGAAGACGTGACGAACCTCGATTATCTGATCGCCTTCGATTTCCTCAACAACCGTAATCTCGTCGTCGAACGGGCTTGCGGCATCGTCAACGTAAAACTCATGGCGATACAGTGCCTGCACTACTGCCGATTTATGCAGCGACGGCACGGCACCGGCATAACCGTCGGACTGCAATGCGATCTTGTCATAGAGCCACGCGTTGGCGTCTTCGTCAGCAGAAGGGTCAGGCAAGCTGTAACTACCATCGCGGGCGATTTCAATTTCGATTGATAGCCTGTTTTCACGTTCAAAAATCTCGTCCGCAGTCGGCCGGCGGACAAGGTGGTGGAATTTTCCGAGCTGGATTTCCGTGTCCTGCCAATCGAGCGGAAAGCATCCGTCAACCGTTTTGATCATTGCTGGTCGCTCTCCCTATTTGATTTTTCTGCAGGCCGGTAAACGAAGTGGACCTGTTCGCCGGTACGCTTGATATAGGCCTCGCGTTCGCGGCGAAAAAATTCCTCCGCCGGATCAACCTGTGGCGGCTGCGATTCCAGCGGCGTTTCCTCGCCGGCCTGCTCTCGGTTTTTGTTTTTTGAACTCATAATCTTATTTAGACTAGCGTCGCCTGATCGTTGCGAACGCGGCCTTTGATTGTGCCTTTCGAAACCGTATCCTCGAAGGCGATCACATTGACAGTTATTGCGGCATCGCCTTCATCGTCGTCCGGCGTCACCACCTCAAACGTGAACTGAGGAACGATAATCTCAAACTCGTGTCGGTTAGTGCCATCGATCAGCGGCCCGACGACCTTAAATTTCAAGTTGGTATAGGGCTTATTGGCAACGTACGTCTGCCACTCCGTCAGGTTGACATAGTCCATTTTCATTTGGATCGTTGTCTGTCGGTCCTGACCGAGCGGAAGGCCGCGGACGTACGCGGCCGCTCCACTGCCAGCCGTTTGGATCGGGTCGCCGACACGTCGGCGATTTTGACGAAGATTGTTTTGCAGTTCGACGGACCACTCGATCAATTTACCGAGCGTGCCGAGGTTGACGGTCGTGCTCGTGTCGTCGACATAACTGACCTCGGTTCTGAATCCATCCATGCACGGTACGGCGGCAAGTCCGGGGAGCGATGTCAGCCCGTGCGGGTTTGTAAATTTTCCGCTGCCAACGATCTCGCATTCATAGGTGACGCGTTCGTTGTTTTGCTGCATCACCTTGAATCGATCGACTCGGCAGCCGTGGAAAAGAAACGAGGCATCGCCGAGCTCAACCGCAGCCCCGAATGACGGCAGGTTAACGCCGATCTGCGGATTCAGCATTGCGAACTCGTGATCATATACGCCGGTTGCGACTAGCGTATCGGTCACGCTTCCGCCAAGTGCACGGGCAAAAAATCGAGCCGGCACACCCGTTTCGATATCGTCCTGAACCGACATTTGAAAATGCGACCAGTACGTATTGCATAGATGCGAGGCGGCATTGCGGCCGATTCGTCCGGCGTCTGAAACTTTCTCAACAACCGGCAATGCAAAAAATGGGTTTGTCGTTGGAATAAATGTGTAGTTCGCACCGCCGCTCGGAGCAGTGTTGTAGGTGGATTCGAGCGTCTTCGAAATCCAGGATTGTGAATCGCGTAACCTCATAACCTTAGCAGCAGACCAGCACCGAGAGTTGTGCCGTCGAAATGTGCAGCGTCTCCTCGCCGCAGTTTATCGTTGAGATGTTGCTCACCTGCAAAAGCCCGTGCTCCTGCACGATCGTTTCAAGGCCGAGTCGCGGCGAGGATTTGAATGCCTGATAGTCCGCTTCGATGATGTCCGAAAATTCATCATCCGAGTTGTCGCCGACTCGACCCGGCCGCCAGCCGTAAAATGTCCAAATCGCGTAATCAAATGTTCTGCGATCGCGGCCGCCGCTGCCTCTCCATTCCGCCTTTGCAGCGGTGCGGAAAATCGTATAGCCGTGCAGCCCGCTCGCATTTTTGAAGAGCCCCGGCCAGTCGCTCATGTCGTGGCCAATCGCCAAGAATGGCCAGACGCGTGCTTGCGGGTGTTCACTCACAAGCAGATTTCGTATTGCGTCGCGAATTTGCCAATCGGCGTTCATCAGTTTCAGTTCGTACGCTGCTCAGGTGCCACTCGTAGCAGTTATTGCAGCGATAAGCGTGCATCGGCCTGTCGAGAACGTTTGCCGCAAAAAGTTCGGCGTAGAATCGCGTTGCGAACGCTCGTTTGCTCGTGCACATTTTGTCAATCAGCTGCTCCCTTCTCATTTGAGTTGCGAGAGTTCGCTCTGCAGCAATGCGTTGAGCGTTGGGAGCAGATCATCAACCGTCGGCTTCCATACTGGCCGCGGTCGCATTCTACTTGTTCCGAGTTCGAGATAAAGGGCATACTCAACCGCCGTTCCAACCTTTGCTGTCAGCGTTGATTCCTGCACCATCTGAATCGATCCGATCAGTGTCCCTGTATCAACCGCCGGTGCCTCGCCGGGGGCCGACGCAACGTGAACGCTAAAGCCGCCGGGATTATTTACGCTGCGGCCGCGTGTGTATGCTCGCCCGCTCTTTGGCTCGGCCATCCGAGCCTTTACATTCGACTCAACTAATGCAGCTGCGGCTCGGACCCAGCGATTGAGTTTCTGCTCCGTTTTTGCCAAAAGTTCCGGCGTCCGATTTTCGACCGTAACACGCATTAGTTAACTAGCGTCTGTTTGAATTTCTGCACGCAGCTTCCACGTTCCTATTGCCCCGACAGGCTTTTCGACCTTTTTTATTTTGAATCGACGTCCGCCTGCTATCAGTGCGACCGCGTTTGTCAAAAGTGCGGATGTCGCTCCGCTGTCAATGATTTGAAACTGCCAGAGACCTGATTCTGCCGACGTTGATTGAGGACTTGTAATGCTGCGAGCTCGTTGACCCATCCAACCATCGCCGATCGAGCCCGCAACTGTCTCCCCGCTCTCCGGAGTAGAATGTAAAATTTCCAGCGGTGCCGAGCCGAAGGTCTGCTCGCGGTGCCGCCGAAAGGCCTCGACTATCAGATCATTCAACGACGCCATAGGTTACGCTCCGTGGCGAACTGAAACTGCGTATCATCGCCTGGCAATGCTCAAAAACTTGATTCGCAGAAAGTCGATCGCCGTCCAGATCAGTGCTAATCAACTCCGCCGCCTTGGCCGCCTTTAGCCGCCAACCTTCGCGGGCCGCAGCCCGCAGGTCGTACGTTGCCACCCACGCAGGATCGCTGGGCGGCCGCCCCGCCGAGTCAGCAATCGAAAAACGAGCGAGGAGATCGGTCAAATCTTCCTCGCTCAGTGTCGGCTGTGACCCGGCAGCCGTCATCGCTCTGAGACGGTCGATTGCAGCCATAACTAGTTTTTCCTGGTCGCCTTTTTCCTACCCGCCGATTCGACCTCTGCGTCGTGATCTGCCGCCTGTTCCGCAACTGAGTCAGTGCGTTCTTCGGATGTCTCCGTACCGACTTCCGCACCGGCTTCTGCAGATGCTTCCTCGGCGTCGTCGTTGAACACGCGTGAAAACCGCTTGTCGGCTCTCAGCACCTTGTCAAATGTCGAGCCTTCTATCGCCTCATAAAGGTCGCCATCGTCGCGGCGGTATGTGATGATTGTTGCCATAACATTACGACTTGCTTGCAATGATTTCAGCCAACGCAGACGGTCGCAGGACCTTCGCACCATAGACGTGCAGACCCTTGACAGCGTCGCCAAATCGCTTCTCTGGTTTATAGGACTGTAAATCAAGGATCTGCTCGGCGTAGCTCGTTGCGATCGGATGGCCGGCGATGATCCTGTACTTCGTTCCGCTTATATTCGGGACGTTGTTTGATTTCAAGATCCGGAAGCCCGCTGCTTCGCCAACCTCGCCGTTTGCTAGTGTTGCGTCCGTTTTTGCGGACCCGGCAGAAACAAAGCGAGCGTCTTTGAGCATCAGACCGTGGAACCATGGCGGGACGATGCACCATCTGCCCTCAGTGGGGACATTCGCTTCGTCAAGTTTCGTTGCCAAGTCGACCAGATACTCATACGCAGTCGAGGCTGTTGGCACGACTGGCGTCGTCGTCGAACCGATTTTGTTGCCGGACGGAACCGCGGCATCCATCGTGCCGGCGAGAAATGCGTCGGCCTTATCGCGGAGAGCGTAGGCAGCACGCTGCATAGCCTCGTCCATCACGTTGATATTCGTTTGTGCACGATCGATGCTGTCAACGTAAAAGTTGAAATACTTTTGCTGGTCGATCACCAGCATCTGCTCGCTGTCGCTGAGGATTTGAGGATCGCCAATGTCGGTGTCGCGAATATAATCATCGACGGTGATGTCGCCAATCGATGCGATCTTGACCGTGCTTCCGGCCTCGCGAATCTCGCCCTCGTAGTCACGATTAACGACTCCCGTCTGTCCGTAGACCAGCGACTTGTCGAGATTTGCAAGTACACGAGCCGCCCAAACTGTGGGAATGAAATTGAGTGCCATAAAAAGTGTGTTTCACTGCCTGCTACTGCAGGCACCGGCTAATTGCCGCTTTTTGCCGCCTCCTCCATAGCCCGCCGCACCTGATCCCAAGGCAGCAGTTTGATTTCTTGCGGCGAAAGGGTTTTGAGTTTTTCAATCGTCAGCCCCGACGCGTTCGGGTCGCCGGCAGCCCCGGCATCAATTTTTTTCACATTCGGCTTTTCCTGCCCAAACTGCTCGGGGTACTCGGCCTTCAGGTCGGCAATCAGCTCCGCTAGGTTTTTGACGCCTCCCTTGTCGTCGAACTCAACCTGACGCTCAACTGCGGCAAACAGAAGCTGCGGTGATTTCGCACCGAGTTTTCCGAGCTCGGAAAAAAAGAGGTCGCGGGCATCTCGCAAACGGATTTGCTGACGCAGTTCATCTGCCTCTCGTTGCAGCCTCTCGGCTTCGCTAAGCCGTGCCTTTTCCTCCGCCTCCTTAATCTGCTTTTCCCACGCCCGCCGCTCCTTTTCCAGTCGGCGGTTCAACTCCTCTTCTGTAAACGTTTTTACCGACGTGGCCGACGTATCTGGCTCGGACGCCTGATTTTTCGTTGTCGACGTTGCGGTCCCAGCCGCCTTCTGCTGTTCGACAGCGTTCTGCTGGCCAGACGTTTGCGAAGCAGGCGGTTCTGATTTTGCAGGCTCTTGCCCTTGTGCCGGTGCAGTCATACAGGTTGTATCGTAAAGCACTACTTCGGGCGACTGATATGGTCCTGCAACAGTTGAAATATGTTGTCGTTCTGCATCATTGACGATTGATAATCGTCGAAAGCGAGCGGGTATAAACTCGCTTGCCAAATTGTTTACTTGTCGCCCAACCAACGAAGTCCTTCAGAGAAACCTCGCCGCGTGAATAAGCCTCAGCCGCCGCCTTCCCGAGTATCTCTTGCTTAACGCGATCCGGTTGGCGTTCAAACCAGTCGCGTCCGATTGTTCGCCGCGGCGGCGATATACCTTTGATGACCGGGATTATCGTGCATCGGCAATTGAAGTGGTGTGGAAATGATTCCTTCAGTTTGTAAATCGTTCCGTCGAGATATAGGCATGCCGGGCAGGTTCGCGACGATTTTGACGCAACCCATTGCCAGCCCTCGATCAGGTCCGCATTTTCCTGATAAATCGATCGGCTCGCCTCGCGATATGCCCGGCCTGTTTCTGTGCGTGCGATTAAAATTGCACGCTGACGCGTGATGTCTCCAGTCTTCAAAATCTCGCGTGCAATGTCGTTCGCATTTTTGCCGCGGGCCACTCCATCAATCAGAGTATCCCGCAATTTTGCTGACACTGTTGGTGCCAGTTCCTCCTCAAAATAATTCAGTAGCGGGCTGCCGTCGGAGAGCGAACCAATTACATTTTCAATCGCTCGCGATGGCAATGCTGCCCCGACAGTTGGTAAATCATTTCCGATGATTGCGATGACTCGGTTGGTTTCTGTTACTGCGAGGTTAACCGCTTCGCGTTGTGCCCGTTCAATCGCGGCCGACGCAATTCTGCCAAATCTGCGTAGTTCGGCGTTGATCTGATCAATCAGGCTTTTTAAGCGTCGCTCGCGGTAAAGCCATGCTGGCGAAATCTTCTTTCCCGATGCTCGGGCTGCGTCAATTTCGGCGGCGAGCCGACGAACCTCGGATTGTAGTTTGCGGCGGACCTTCTCGTATTCAGCAATGATCTCGCGGCGAGCGGCCTCCTCGCCGGCAGCGATTCGCTCGCGGTGCTTGCGGATATGGTCGTCTAATGCGGAGCTCATTTTATGCTTCGCCGCCAGCGGCTATGATTCGAGATGTCGCCATTCGTTCCTCGTCGCGTTCTCGAATAATCCGCTCAATATCGGCTTCACCATAACCGGCCTCCATCAATAGCTGCCGCTGGCTCAACCCGAGGTCCTTGCGACGGAGCAGATTTTCAAGCCGCTCGCTCTCCGACAGCGGAGATGCGTCCGCCCACTGCGTGAATAGCACCACGTCGTCCTCGATGCCATCGATCTGCAGAGCGAGCGACATCACGCGAGCCCACACTTCGCCAAACGCCAGCTGGCGATCTTTGACTTTCGCAAGAAATCGGCTTTCCAGTTTCTCGACGGAAATCCCACTTTGCGGAGATGGCGATGCCGAGTGCAGCATAAAGTAGTGAAGCGGCGTTCCGGTAACGCACGCCAGATCAACGCGAAATCCATCCTTCACCTCAAGGAATTGCTTCAGATCCGTTGCTTCGAAGTCTCCGAATTTCGCTTCAGGTGATGGCGATATCCAGAGCCGTTCGATGCCCGCCTTAAATGGAGGAATCGGCTTCCCCTGATCGTCATATTCGATTTCGATGCCGGCCGCCCAACGCTGGCGATACGCCGCAAATTCCATCGCAACAAGCATATCCAGAACCGTCTTGTTTAGTGCGTCTTGCAGAGGAATCGCATTTACGAGTTCTGAAATGCCATCGCTGCCAACGTCCGCATTGTTCGCAAAATGGAAAACGGGGACGACATTGTAGGGGTTTTCGACGACTTCAATCAGCGTCAGTGAGCTCGCCGATAAAATCTGTGATTCTGGCTTGATGCGGCCGCCGAGGTCAGTGTCCACTTTCGATCGTGTGATGTACCGCTCGACACGATCCGGATAGTATAGATTCAGGTGCCAGAAAAAATCATTACTGACCCACGCCTTTGCCGCCCATACGATGCGGCCCGGCATTTCCGAATCGTACTGAACGACGCAGCTGTCTGCGGTTTGCGGATAGATGAGAGCCCGCCCGTCATCGCCGGGCCACACAATCACGTATGCATCTCCACACTTCAACGCCTCCTTGTGGATTTCACCGGAGCGAAGCGGCATCATTGAGCGAGTCCAGATTTGCCAGCTAGTCGCGGCGACCGTTGCCGCATCTGATTCGGTTTCGACACTCCAGCCAGTCACCTCTAGTTTATCCGCAACAGCATCGACTACCGCCGGACAAAGATTCAGGGCGAACGTGTGAAACAGTTTGCCAAACGCGTTAACAAATTTCTCAGTAGCAAAGGCGAGGTCGTGATCGCCCCTGTAGTAACGTCGAAGCCTTTTTAGGTTCGTTGCCCGGTCATTGAACCGCTGAACAGCGAAATTTAGCTCTTGTCCTGCCATACCAGATACCGCTCTTTTGCGAGGAACCCCGTTCCAAATCGTTCCAAAGTCGTCGGTGGCTAGGTTGATATACCCTAGCCATCAAAACACGAACAGAGACCGTCTATTCGTCGACAGCAATTTCACGGCGATGCTCACCGCGTCAATCTGATCGTCGTGAGCATCCCCGCGTCCCGTAAATCTGCAAGCCTCATCAATGAAGCCCTCGATCCAAGGCCCACGGACAAGCCGAACCTTTCCCTCCTCTGCGAGGTTTGCCCACGCCAATGCCCGCGTGTACTTATCGCCTTCCACGCGGACAGCCCGAAATGGAATGTGCCGCACGGCGGGCACGCGACGCAGATCCTGCACCAACGCCTCGCCGTGCAATGCCTTTTCGATTCCGTGGACTGTGTTTTTTTCGTTTACCATTCGCTGAATCACGTATCGCCTCTGCTCCGGATATTCCATCC